CAGGAAATTCGTGGATTATATGCAGATATAGAGAAGCAAGGCATTGGGGATTTATTAGGCAGTGCTGCTACTAAGAGAACAGATGAGTTTTCAAGAAGACTATTAGCTTATGTTGATGAGCAAAATGCTTTATTTTCTAGAGTTAAAGAGCAAGAGCAAGAGCTGCTTAGAGAAGATCAAATGAATAGAGAGCAACAAGAATATGATAAAGAAGTAGCTGAAACTTCTCGTATATCTATTCAAGAGTCTGGTGAGCGAGCTGAAAAAGCAAGACAAGCTCAAAAGAGTAAAGAGTATCTAGAAGCTCAACGAGGTAGCTCTGGTCGTTCGTCTGGTCGTATTGCTGTTAGGAGGCCAATGTGATTTTTAAAAACCGTGGTAGTACTACTACTTTATTATTTGGTAGAAGAAAAGCTAAAAAGCGAGCTCGTCGTGATGCTGCTTTTGCTAAATTTAGAACTGAGTTAGCTAGAAAATCTAATCAAGAGTTTATGAGGCGTATTGAAGCTCGTAAACTTGCCTTGATGCCAATGAACTTTAGATATCGTGAAGATACTAGACAGGCAGATGCTAAAGAGTTTGATATTAAAAGAAGTCAATTAGCTGCTGATCGTTTAGCAGAAAAGATGTTAACAGAATCAAGAGAGCAATTTAGACCTAAAAAATCTTTAGGTATGCTTCGCATTGGTAGGAGGAAAATGTAATGGGTATGGGAGGATATGATCCAAGTGCTATGCGTGAACAAATGCGAGCAGATGCAGATCGAGAAAGAATGTTTAGAAAACAAGAGGCAGAAGAGGCTCGGATGGCTCGGCTTGAGGAGGAAAAACTTCGTTTGTCTTTAGAGCGTGCGGCAAGAGAAGAACAGTATGCTGCTATGGAAGCAGAAAAGATGGAGATTGAAGAGAAAGAAGAAGAAGCTATTCAAGAGTTTACTGCTCAAGATCAAGCAAAACAAAATGTTATGGACTTCTTCTCTGATAGACCCGGTATTCAAATTACTAAGAGGCCAGAATAATGAGTATTAAAGACCGTTTTAGAGAACTTGATAGTAGGCGTATTCGCAAACTGGAACGGTCAAGATACGTCGCTAGTTTAACTGTACCAACTGTGCTACCTCCTGCTGGTTGGACCAATGAAGAACAATTGCCTCAGCCTTACAGTTCAGTTTCTGCTCGTGGTGTAGTAGGTATGGCTTCAAGAATGTTGTCAGCAATGTTACCAGTTAACGATGCTCCATTCTTTAAGTTTAGTTTAAAGCCGGGGACTGAACCTAATCCAGAAATTAATAGCTATCTTGAAGCTATGAGTTATCAAGTATACCGTAAGATTTCTTCTAAAAACTTACGAGAAACTATCTTCCAAGCTTTGCAACATTTGATTGTAGTTGGAGATAGTCTTATTATTATGGAAGATGATTTTACTTTTAGAGTTATCCGTTTTGATCATTATGTTATGAGACGAGAGGTCAATGGTGAACCTAAAGAAATTATCTATTTAGATTTTGTAGCATCAAGTAATGATGAGTCTATTGAAGATAACTTCCGTGCTCAATATTCTGCTGATTATGCCTCAGAGGGATACGAAGTAATCTACACTCGTTTAACAAAAGAGGAGGGTGAAGATGAGTGGACAGTACAAAGAGAGCAAAATAATCAAATCATCGAAACAGGTTCATACAAGGTGTTTCCAATTATCCCGTTACGTTGGTCTTCTGTTGCTGGTGAAAATTATGGTCGTTCTCATTGCGAAGATATCGCTGGAGATATCCAGTCTTTAGAAGCTTATACTGAGGCTAGCCAAGAAGGCATGGCAGCTGCTTCAACTTTCTGGATGGGTGTAGACCCAGCTGGTATTACAGAGATTGATGACCTTGCTGGTCAATCTAATGGCACTTGGGTTCCTGCTAGAACTCAAGATGTATTTACCTTATCTCCTGCTCAGACTATGAATCCGCAGATTCAAGCTACCTTTCAAGCTGTAGAAACTATGCGTCGAGAAGTAGGTCAAGCATTCTTATTAGATTCCGCCTCTATTCCTAGCGGTGATCGTGTAACTGCTACAGCTGTGCGACGTATTGGACAAGAATTAGAAATGGTTTTAGGTGGTGCATTTAGTTCTATTGCAAGAGAGTTATTTGTACCTATTGTTCAACGATCTGTATTCTTAATGCTTGACGAAGGTGTTATTGATGAGCGATTACAAGATCAGTTCTTTGATGATCAGGGTGTTTTAAATGTAGAAATTATTACTGGTCTTCAAGCATTAAGTAGAGATACAGATCTTATGAAGTTAATGCAGCTGGGTGAGATGATGAGAAATCTACCTCAAGAAGCTATGCAAACATTTAAGTTCCAAGAGTATGGTCGTGCTTTGATCACTGCCCTTGGCTTCGATGCTAATAACTGGATTCGTAGTGAAGAAGATATTAAAGCAGAAAAAGCCGAGATGCAGCGTGAGGCTATGGCTATGCAACAACAAGCGGCTACTCAACAAGCTGTAACAGAGGGTGTATCACAGGCTGCTATGATGGACTTACAACAAACTGGTGGTCAAGGTATTTAACAAGCAATGCAACAAATGGGAGGTCCAAGTGGCTAAGAAAAAGAAAACTAATAAAGACGCATGTTATCGTAAGGTGAAAGCAAAAGCAAAGGTCTTTCCATCTGCGTATGCATCTGGTAGAATTGTACAGTGCCGTAAAGTAGGTGCTGCTAACTACGGTAATAAAAGCAAAAGAAAGAAGAAGTAATGGCTAAAAAGAAATCTGCTACATCTGGTGGTTTACGGAAGTGGTTTGCCCAAAACAAAGGTAAGGGTTGGATCGACTGTAAGACCGGAAAGCCATGTGGCAGAAGTGGGAAGAAAGATAAGAATCGTCCCTATCCCGCTTGCCGTCCTACTAAATCACAATGCACTGCTGCTGCAAAACGCAAGACAGGACCGGCTCGTATCTCTTGGAAGAAAAAAACTAAAAAGAAGAAGTCAAAGAAATGAAACGTAGAGATCCAGCTAAAGGCACAGGTAAGAAACCAAAAGGTTCAGGTCGTAGATTATATACTGATGAGAACCCTAAGGATACTGTGCCAGTTAAATTTAGTAGTGTCAGTGATATTAGAAAAACATTAGGTCAAGCTAGTTTTAAATCTAAGTCTCACAAAAGACAATCTCAAATCATTAATCTTATTGAACAACGTTCAAGAGTTGCCAAAGCTAGGACAAAAGATCCTGCTAAGAAACGAAGTTTAACCGCTGCTCATTCTTATATTGTTAAAAAGAAAGAGGCAAGTAAACGTAAAACCCAACGCATGAGGAAAAAGAAATGAGAAAAAACGGTAAAAAGAAAGTTATGAAAAAGAAGAATGGTAATGGTAAGAAGTTAACGGCAGCTCAAAAGACCCTGCCTCCATTCTTACAAAAGAAAATTAAGAACGCTAAAGGTAGGAAGTAAAGGGGGAAAGTCATGGCAAAGAAAAAGCGTAAAGGTAGTATGAAAGGTATGTCTATCAAAAGTGGTGATAAGCGTCCTACAAGTAAGGGTGCTGGAATGACCGCTAAAGGGGTAGCTAAATATCGTAGACAGAACCCGGGATCAAAGCTTAAAACTGCCGTGACTGAAGCCAAGCCTACTGGAAAAAGAGCAAAGCGACGTAAGAGTTATTGTTCTAGATCCAAAGGGCAAATGAAGATGCATGGAATTAATTGTTCTAAAACACCCAAGAAAAGAATTTGTGCCGCAAGGCGGAGGTGGAGATGTTAAGTTTATTATTATCAATGTTAGTTAATACTTCTGGGCCACCAGCTGATCCTAATGCTGTAGCTATGTGGATTGATGATCTCGGTAGGCTTACTCCATTTGGTCGTACGTTTGATGTCTACATCCAAACTGGGTTTGATCCTGACTTCTCTTACCCCAATGGCGAACCTCGCCGCCCGTACATGATTGGCAGTACCCGTGGAAGCGAGTCACCAACCAAGGCGTTTGGCTGGGCAATCGAAGGTCCAATCTTTAAGAACAGCA